CGCAGGGGGTAAACATCGAGGATGCCTACTTTCGGGCGTCCATGGATGAGCGCTTTTCTGACTATGTCGGCGTCTCCATGAGCATGACGCCCACGTCTGAAATTTCACCGTCGGCGAGTTACGGTGCGGTCACGCTTGCCACGTCGCGCGATCCGGAAGCCGCCAGCATGCGCTATCGCAAGCGCATCGTGATCGTGGAATCCACCATGACGGCGCAGGCACTCTCCCAGCGCTGTATCGACTGGGAAATGAACCGCCGCTACGGTCGCTCAAAACAGCTTAACGTCATTGTGGACAACTGGCGCGACAGCGCGGGTAAGCTGTGGGAGCCCAACACGCTCGTCCACATCAATATTCCGGCGTTCGGGCTGGAGAATGAGGAATGGCTGCTGGCGGAGGTGTCGTATCTGCGTAACAGCGAAGGCACCCACGCACAGCTTTCCCTGATGCCCCCGGCCGCCTTCACCGTTCAGCCCTATGCCTTCTATCAGCAACTGCTGGAGCTAACCCGATGAATGCTTTGAATGATGTCGTGCGTAAGCTTACAACGCGGATCGCGGGCCTGCTCGGCATTGGTCGCATTACCGGACTTGATGACTCGGGCGTCGTACAGAAGGTGCAGTACCAGACCCCGCTGGAGGCCGCCAGCGCCACGCGCATGGCAGAGTTCGGCTTTACCTCGGGCCTGCCTGTGGGCACCGACGTGGTTCTGGGTTTCCTGGGCGGGGATCGGTCAAACCCGGTGGTCATTGCCTCCGGTCACCAGACGTTCCGGCTGGTCGGCCTTAATCCCGGTGAGTCCGCAATGTATAACCAGTGGGGGCTGTTTGTGCGCCTCACAGAGCAGGGGATCGAGATTGAGGCCAGAGGGCAGGACGTTACGGTCAGCAACGCCCGCAAATTGACTGCCACCGCGACGGACTCCGTGCGCCTCAACACGCCGGTGTTGTATGTCACAGGCGACGTTATTGATAACTGCGACAACAACAGCGTGTCGGTTAAGGCGCTGCGGGATAAATATAACGACCACAGTCATCAGATCAAAAACGTGCAGGGCGGCAGCAGCACGCTCAGCACGGAGAAAACGGGAGAACCGGCATCGTGAGTGATATTGCGGACACCTGGAATGTGGCAGAGATGAGGGCGGGCTGGTCAGTCGCCGGCGGGATGCTGGAAACCGGTCACGATCTGCGCACGGCGGTTATCCTCAGCCTTTTCAGCGACAGGATGGCGCGCGACGATGATGACTACGAAGGCAGCGACCGGCGCGGCTGGTGGGGCGATACCGGCAGCGAGGATCCCATGGGGTCCCGTCTGTGGTTACTCGACAGACAGGTTCTCAGCCGGGAGGTTGCCCTCAGGGCTGAAGAGTACGCGCTGGAGTCGCTGGCCTGGCTGCGTGACGACGGCATTGTCAGTGCTCTGGGTGCAAGTGCTCAAATCATCTGGCCCTCGCGGCTGGACCTGATACTGACCCTGCAGCAGCCAGGGGCGTCACGTCCGGTGGCAATGAAATTTTACTGGCTCTGGGAGCAGATCCGCTATGCCGTTTAAACGTCCGACCCTGACCGAACTGCGTCAGCAGAACCGGCTTTACCTTGAAACAGAGCTTGAGGGCACCGGGACCGTCCTCAAAAACAGCAACCTTGCCGTGCTCGCCGACGCCGATGCGGGTATGGCACATCTCCACAATGCCTATCTGGATTACATCGCGCTGCAGACCAACCCGTTTACCTCAACCGATGAGTATCTGGCCGGCTGGGGCGCCATGAAAAAGGTGTACCGCAAAGCGGCCAGTGCGGCCACGTCCCCGGCCTTTACCATACAGGGCTCAGTAAACACAACACTGTCTGCGGGCAGCCTGCTTAACCGCAGCGACGGCGTTCAGTACAGAACCAACGCCGATATTACAACGGATGCCACCGGCAGTGGCAGCGGTCCGGTCACGGCGCTGCTGTCCGACCCCTCTGCCGATATCACCGGTGGTGGTGCGAAAGGGAATGCGACGGCCGGTACCGCGCTCACGCTGGATGTTAACGTGCCGGGGCTTCAGAGCAGCGGCACACTGACCACGGCCGCGACCGGCGGCGCGGACATCGAAGACGAAGAGGACTTTCGTCAGCGCGTGCTGCTGGCATATCAGAACCCGCCACAGGGCGGCAGTGATGCGGATTACAAATCCTGGGCGCTGGAAGTGTCCGGGATCACGCGCGCCTGGGTGAAGCGGCGCATCATGGGCGCGGGTACCGTTGGGATTTACATCATGACCGATAATGCGACCGCGAGCGGGGGTTTTCCGACGGGCAGCGACGGGGTCTCTTCGCTTGAGCCGTATTATGCGGTTAAAGCCAGCGGTGACCAGGTAAGGGTGGCAGACCATATCTTTCCGCTGCAGAGCGATACGGCGGTTGTGTGGGTCTGTTCTCCGGTAAAGAAGACGGTCGATTTTGTGATACACGGAATCAGTCAGGCCGGCAGCACCACGGTGGCCGCCATCGCGGCGGCGATCGACGGCGTGTTTTTTGAAGGGGGGAATCCGGACGGGACCGGAAAAATTTACCTGTCGGACCTTAACAAGGCGATAGGTGACGTGGACGGAACCACGGGTTACGTGCTGGTGCAGCCCGCCGCCAACATTGTTCTCGCTACGGGGGAATTACCCGTCAGAGGTAAGGTGACCTACACATGAGCCAGTACAGCGCAGATGACTATGCCGACGCACTGAGCCAGCTTCTTCCCCCCGGCAGAGCCTGGCCCCGTGATATCAACAGCGTGCATTTCAAAACGCTGCGCGCCGTGGGGCGGCGTTATGAGGTGACCGACAGCACCGGCGAGCTTTTACTTTCAGGGTCCTTCCCCCCTACCGCAACGGTCATGTTGCCGGAGTGGGAGGCATCGCTGGGTCTGCCTGACGACTGTGCAATCAGTGAGATTAACAGCATCGGCGATCGTCAGGCCGCAGTGGTCTCTAAACTGACCAGTACGGGCGGCCTGTCGCCGGGGTATTTTGTGCAGATGGCCGCAAACCTTGGTTATACGGTCACCATCACGCTTTTTCGTCCGGCCCTGTGCGGGCTGTCGGTGTGCGGGGATGCACTGAACGGTGACGACTGGCCTTTTGTGTGGCGTGTTAATGCCCCGCAGACCACCATCAAATATGCCCAGGCGGGCATCAGCTACTGCGGCGATCCGCTGCGTTCCTGGGGAAACAAACAGCTTGAGTGCCAGCTGAACAGGCTTGCGCCCTCACACCTTATCCTCCTGTTTAACTACGCCGGTTAGGCGCTCTTCTTCTCATTAATTACTGCCGTAAGGTAAGGGGTTTTCATGCTTAAAATTGGTGATTTAACGCCGACAGCGACGGCTGACGGGCACTGGACAGACGGGAACGTGGCAGGCGGTGTGGCGCCAACACGCATGATGGCAGGCTGGTTTAACGCGGTACAGGACGAAATTATCAATGTTCTTACTGCTGCTGGATTAACTACTGATGCGCAGAATAATGCTCAGCTTCTGGTTGCTTTAAATACGTTAGTAGGTCCGGGACGTTTGTTAAATGTTCAGGTGCTGACAGGCAGCGGCACATATGTTCCGTCTTCCGGAACAAAACAGATCCTTGTAGAAGCAGTTGGCGCTGGCGGAGGCGGCGGCGGTGCAAATGCGGGAGGAAGGTCCGGAGATAATTACATTTATTCAGTCGCAGGTGGTGGTGGTTCAGGAGCTTACGCCAGATTTGTATTGAAAAACACTTTTTCTAATCTTGCGTACAGTTGCGGAAAAGGAGGTTTGGGCGGTAATAAACCCGGAGCTGCTAACAACCAAGGTTCTCCGGGTGGTCAGACAACTTTAGGTTCAATACTCACGCTGCCAGGAGGTTATGGTGGGTCTGCCGGAACTACTACCAATACATTTAACTGGGGCTCTGTGGCAGGAGGAGGTTTTGGAGCGGATGCTCCGACATTAGCCAGTTCCATCAAATCTATCCTTGCAATGGGCGGGTCCGTGGGTGCAGCGGGTCAAATGAATAACGCTAACGGAGGCGCTGCGGGTGGTGGCGCTAACACTGTGCTGGGTAACGGAGGATTCGGTGCAACTAATGGTCCTGGAGGGGAGGCGAGAGGTTATGGATCTGGTGGCGGTGGCGCTTTAACTATCCAGTCTAATACCAATTCTCAGCCCGGCGGGAACGGCGGTGATGGATTTATTATTGTGTGGGAGTATGCATAATGTCAGGATACGCATTAATTAAAGATGGTTATGTTGTAAATATTGTTGTGTGGGACGGGCAAGGAGATGCAAGTGTAATTTTTGAAGGATTTAATGTTATTGAGGTCAATGAAAATTTCACCGCCCGAATAGGGGATGCGTACATTGACGGTAAGTTGATTCCTTATCCATCTGATGGTTATGAATACAATTTTGATAAAAAAACTTCATCATGGGTCATCACTGATGAAGGGAGCAAGAAAAAAAACGACGCCCACATTGAAGACGCTGCCAGCAAAAAATCAGGATTACTGAGCGAGGCTCAGCAGAATATCAGTCTGTGGCAAACAGAGCTTTTGCTTGGAATGATCAGTGATGATGATAAAGCGGCTCTGACTAACTGGGTGGTGTATATTAAAGCCTTAAAGGCTGTTGACACATCAAAAGCGCCATCCATTGAATGGCCCTCTCGCCCATCATAATTTTATCCAGACAGCATCGTTCTAAGTTTAACAGTATCCTACTCAGCCACTAAATAGTAAGCCATGGAAGGCTTATCATTTTTGTATGGCAAAAACCTCAAACATAGCACCTGCTATTCCCCTTGACTGGTCGGTTTTGTTTAATGTCAAAACCTCACGTCCGGTCCACTTCCGTAAAAGCTTCTCAAAATCTTTCCCCCAGTCAAAAGTCACAAGCGACTTTCCATCACCAACAGGATTATCATGATACTCAGGAGGTTTCAGGTATTTTATGACCTTTCCTTTGAGGGTGGCTCTTTTTATGCTATGGCGTAAGTTATTGTGCCTTGGAGTTGTGAAAATGTGCCATCCTCCTGGCTTAAGAACACGCAATACCTCTTTACAGGCCGCCTCCGGATTGAATACATGTTCAAGCACATCTTGAGATATGAATACGTCGAAGGATTCACTTTCAAATGTCATTGATTCAATGTCTTGATTTGTCCCGCCGCCACTGACAGGCGCTCCAAATTCGTTGTCAGGGTCATATTGGGAGAATGAATATTGGGACAGATTACTAAAATATCCATTTGAAGGTGAAGATTCATGCATGTTTTTTTCTTGCCATGCTGGAACTAACTCATCAAGCGCACGAACAAGATTCCTCTGTCGTGGAGTGGAGTTACATGAAGAGCAGGAGAAATGATCTCTCAGCCAGACATCACTAGAGTGAAAAGTAACTTGTTGTTTACAACAATGACAATATCCATAACTTGTTACTTCGTAACGAACATCTCCATTAACACCTTGAGTTTTTTGGAGGCTCCTTCCCGCATCTATCATGGATCTAAATAGCCACGCTTGCTCAATTTCCGTTAATGACGACCAATCTGTATCCTTTATTTTTTTTATTTTATTTCTTACAAACCAACGCATAAGACCTCCTGATTATATCAGTTAATGTAACACTATATTTAAACATTAAAAAGGACGCGCATTATCTCGCCCTTGCGCCTGTCCAAAAGCTCAACTTGATCGATGCCTATGGT